CTCGCAGGCACCGATGGTGACAAGATGGAATTCGCAGGCGGCGTAACCAAGGTTGGTTCATTCCAAAACCGTTACACCATCTACAAGAACCCATACATGAAGGAAAACATCGTACTCCTCGGCTTCCGTGGAAGTAACTTCCTCGAAACCGGCGCAGTATACGCACCGTACATCCCACTTATCTTAACGCCATTGGTCTATGACCCAAATAACTTCACTCCACGCCGTGGTGTGATGACCCGTTACGCTAAGAAGGTTGTACGCCCAGAATTCTTCGGTAAGATTCTTATCGACGGATTAAACCTCATCTAATCTGAGGCGTAACTGGTAAATAAATTGGGTGGCCGAAAGGTCACCCTTTTTATTTTCTCTATGGTCAAAATATGAATTAACAATGAAATAAAACTATTTATTACTAGTCCCTTAATAGAGAGTATTATGGAAACACAAGAACCAATTTTTTACGATGGTAGTCCTACAAACCCTGTTGGCGTAACACCGTTTGGATTTTTTGACGCAGATGCGGATTTCCAAATTGATGCTCCAAAAGCAGCAGAGTGGGTTGCACGAAAATTGGGATATCCTGTGGTTGAAGTTGAATTAGTTGACAAGCAAATTTATGCATGTTTTGAAGAAGCTATTACTGTATATGGTAATCAAGTAAATCAATTTAATGCACGGGAATATATGATAGCATTACAAGGAACCAGTACCGATATATCGGTTACGCAACGTAATGTTATATCATCACCTCTCCCACAATTGGTTAAAATTGCAAGCGATTATGGTATGGAAGCTCAATCCGGTGGAAACGTAAACGTTAAGAGAGGGTATATTTCCGCATCCACTGGATTACAAACGTATGATTTAAAAACATTATGGGCAGACCCGTATGAAAGTGGGTCAGCAATTGAAATTCGTCGTGTGTATCATTACATGCCACCCGCAGTCGCACGTTATTATGACCCATTTGCAACCACGGGTCTTGGTTTAACCAACTTGATGAGTGAATTTGGATTTGATGGATATTCACCACCAGTTACATTCGTGATGATGCCAGCGTTTGAAGATTTACTCCGTATTCAAGCAATCGAAATCAATGATATGATTCGTAAGAGTCAATACGGATTTGAAATCGCAAACAATGTTATCAGATTCTCACCAGTGTTTAAACGTGATTCAATCATTTATTTTGATTATATGGTTGTAAAAGATAAGCAAGCAAATGTATTACAATCTGGGTCAAACGTCACAAGTGACATCTCCAATGTGCCATATACTCATATAACGTACGCAAATACAAATGATATGTCCCGCACGTGGATATTTAAGTACACCCTAGCGTTGGCTAAGGAGTTATTAGGTATTATTCGTTCAAAGTTTGAAAATATCCCATATCCAGATGGACAAATTCGGTTAGACGGTGAAATCCTCCGTCGTGAAGCTGCTGATGAAAAGGAATTTTTAATCAAGGAACTTCGTGAAACCTTAGAAGAAACAGGTCGTCAAGCACAAATAAAGAAACAAATGGAAAACGCCGAAAATATGCAAAAAATGTTTGCAAATGTTCCTAATCTCATTTACATAGGTTAATAAATGGCACGCTTTGTCACGCAACGCGATTTTGAATTTATACAACACATCACTCGGGAATTAATTGACGAAACGATGGATGTTGCTGTCATCTTATATAAAATTGTAGTGGGGTCTACTAAAGTAAACTTGTATGGAGAAAGTACTGTCAAGCCAAGGTACACCCCAGTAAAAGTTAATGCGATTGTAAAATACGATAAAAATACATTAGAACGTGACGAAGGATTTGGTATCAATCAAGACCAACAAGTAGAATTCAGATTTGCTCGTCGTATGTTACAAGAAGTTAATACCTATCCAGAAATCGGTGATATTGTGGGATACAATAATCATTATTACGAAGTACACAATATCACAGAAACTCAACTTATTGCTGGAAAACCTGGGTTTAACACCGCAATCATTTGTATGGCACACTTAACTCGCCGTACAAGTATTGATATTGAAGAGGCACAAGTATGACATTTAATCCAGAATTAGATGAACCGGTAAAAATTGTAAACGAGAATCAACAATCCCCACGATTACAGAGTCGTGCGGATGATACACAAAATGATGCTCCACAAATAAAAGTAACGTTACTTACAATTGATAGTGCGATTGTTAATTATATGACAACTCGTATTAAACCAATTATCACACAACAAGGGCTTCAAGTACAGGTTCCAGTAATATATGGTAATCCAGAACGATGGAAAAGCGCCCAACGAGACGGTATTCTTCGTGATACTGTGGGTAAAATACAGTTACCTATGTTAATGATTCGTCGTACTTCTATGAAAAAAACTTCTATAAATTCTGCCGTCAACAAATATTACGACCGTGAGTTTTACACGGGATGGAATCGTAGAACCCCATATGATAAATGGAATTTGACTAACAAAATTACTCCAAGTCGTGAATATTTCAATACCACGGCTGCACCGGATTATTATGAAATAACATATAAGTGTATGGTGTGGACAGAATATATGGAGCAAATGAATTCTGTTATTGAAAATATCTCATTCGAAAGTGACGAATTTTGGGGAGAACCGAACCAATACAAATTCCGTACAATTATTAAGTCGTTTGAGACATTATCTGAATTACCAAATACATCGGACCGCGTAGTACGTACCCAGTTTGATATGACAGTGTATGGGTATCTTCTCCCAGATTCACAATTGGATGTTGGGCTCAATAGAGGACTGGTTACTAAGAAGAGATATGGAGTAAAAAAAGCTGTTGTTTTTACTGAAGTTGAAGGTCAATAATTGATGTTTAGGTAAAAAAACAGATATTTATAATACGAGTTGTATTATACACAAAAGAGGTTATATGACACAAATAGAACAATCGGAATTACAAGAAATTAGTAATTTAAGAAACAGTTTAGCGATTGTGGTATCTGACGCAGGACAAACCACGTTACAAATTAGATTACTACAATCTGATATTGAAGAATTAAATAAACGGCTTCAAGATCAAACACAAAAATTTAAAGAATTACTAGAGCAAGAACAAACACTGATTAAACGGTTATCGGAAAAATATGGAGTCGGAACAATTAACTTTGAAACCGGCGATTTCACCCCAGAGAATTAAACAAATTTAGTTTGGAGAATACCGTATGGCAGAAAGAATCGTGTCGCCTGGTGTCTTTACACAAGAACGCGACCAAACATTCCTCGCACAGGGAATAGCAGAAATAGGTGCGGCGTTTGTTGGTCCAACTACCAAAGGACCAGCATTTATACCGACATCAGTTCAAGGCATTGATGGATTTGTGACGGCGTTCGGTGAACCCGATGGTACTTCTTATATGGGGTACGCCGTTAAAAATTATTTACAAGAAGCAGGTAGTGCAACAATTGTTCGTGTTCTTGGTTTAGCTGGATATGACACAAAAGTTGTTACTGTGTTTGCATCTGGTTCTGCTGGAAATAAAGTATTTGCAATTCTTCATCCAACGGTATCGGGTAGTACATTAACTAGTGTAGTAGCGGCTGGTACTACATCAAGCTTTAGCTTACTTGTATCAAGCTCTGGAGGTGTACATACTTCTGCAAGTGGATTGAATCCAGTTGAAACAAATTCATCATTTATTAGTTCATACTTTGGTACCGACCCACAAACAAAGAGTAGAACAATACCAGCATATGTTTATGCGGTGTTCCCAGACGCTATTGCACAAGCTGGCTCATATACTGGTACAGCACACTTTGTCGCAGAAACTAGTAGTCTTAGTTTACTAACACAATATGATAGTGCAACTTCACCCTGGATTCGTTCACAAACTATCGGTGCAACAAAGTACAATCTTTTCAAAGTTCATACATTAAGTGACGGCACGATATCAAATAAAGAAATTAAAGTTTCTGTCACAGGTATTTCTCCAAGTAATGATCCTGACAGTAATTATGGTTCATTCTCATTACTAGTACGTGACTTTAATGATACAGACGCACAACCAAATGTTTTGGAATCATTTAATAATTTGAATTTCGACCCAACCAGTCCAAACTATATAGCACGTGTAATTGGAAATAGTATACCGACCTTTAATAGTAGTACTGGATTAACTAATTATGAAGGCGATTATTCAAATAACTCAAAGTATATCCGTATAGAAATGAGTACAGATGTCATTCCTGAAAACGCTGTACCTTATGGATTTGCGGCTATTAATTCGTCATTTAGTTCAAGTGCAGCACAAGTAGTTAGTGCATCGTATGTAACAAGTCGTTGGACCAGTGGAAGTGTTTCTGGATATTATGCAGATAATCCAGTAGGTCCAAACACAAATTATTATGGATACAATTTTGATAGTACTACAGCACAATCTTATCTTGCACCCATCGTCGGTTCAAATACCGTAGGATTGGAATTTAGTTTAGGCGATATCGTGGATGTTCCAACTACATCGGCACCATTTTCACGTAGTATTGATTTAACAGGTGCAAACAAGCAAAATGATGTAACGTATCGTCGCTTTACTGTTCCCCTTCAAGGTGGATTCGATGGATTCAGACCAAATCGCCAAATTGCATTAGGTGGTGATATTAAAGCATCAAATACTCAAGGATTTAATCTTCAAAACGCATCAACATCTGGATCAGTAGAATATAAGAGAGCATTAAATCAACTAAGTAACGCAGATAGTGTAGATTTCAATCTCTTAGTAGTACCTGGTGTTATTTATTCACAACATAGTTATATCGCACAAACTGCAATTGACATTTGTGAAGCACGTGGTGACTGTTTCTACATAGCAGATTTGGAAACTCTTGATGCAACAATTGATTCCGTTGTAACCCAAGCAAGTCTTCTTGATACTAACTACGCAGCTGGATACTATCCTTGGGTACGTGTTCTCGACGATATAACTGGAACATTTATCTGGGCGCCTCCGTCCGTAGTACTTCCAGAAGTATACGCATATTCTGATAATGTTGGTGCAGAATGGTTCGCACCGGCCGGGTTGAATCGTGGTGGCATTCCAGGAGCAATTGGTGTCAAGACTAGATTAACCCAGGCACAACGTGATGTTCTTTACGAAGGTAAGGTCAACCCAATCGCACAATTCCCAGGACAAGGTATCTGTGTCTGGGGACAAAAGACATTACAACGTAGAGCATCGGCACTTGACCGTGTAAACGTTCGTCGTCTTCTTATCACCGTTAAGAAGTACATCGCAAGTTCAGCACGTTACCTTGTCTTCGAACAAAATACCGAAGCAACTCGTCAACGCTTCTTGAACATTGTCAACCCATATCTCGCAGGTATTCAACAACGTTCAGGATTGACCGCATTCAAGGTAGTAATGGACGAAACCAACAATACTCCAGATATTATTGACCGTAATATCTTGGTTGGTGCAATCTATCTCCAACCAACCCGTACCGCAGAATTCATCAAGTTGGATTTCAACATTCTCCCAACTGGTGCAACCTTCGATACCATCTAATCAGTTTTTTCAATAACCACTATTTATTAAAGTACCAATCAATATTTGGAGAGCCATATGGCAAATTTGGTAACCGAACAAGAACTATTTTTCACCGCATTTGAACCGAAGACCGCAAATCGGTATATAATGTTGTTGGATGGTGTTCCTTCATATCTTATTAAGAAGGCTGACCGCCCAAAAATTACCCAAGAAAAGAAGCGTTTAGACCATATCAATTTACAACGCTATATCAAGGGAAAGACGGTATGGGATGAAATGAACCTTGAATTATTTGACCCAGTAGTTCCATCTGGCGCACAAGCAGTAATGGAATGGGTTCGTCTCCACCACGAATCAGTCACCGGCCGTGATGGATATGCAGAATTTTACAAGAAGGATATCATCATCAACGTCCTCGGACCAGTTGGTGACAAAGTTGAAGAATGGATTCTCAAGGGATGTCAAATCACTAAAGTTGAATTTGGTGAAATGAGTTGGGAAAAAGACGATCCGATGTCAATTTCATTAACGATTCAACCAGATTATTGTATCCTCAACTACTAATTTTACAGTAGAAAAGACGAAAACCTCACGGCCAAACGTGGGGTTTTTTGTTATATACCAATAGTTTCTGATACTTATAGTAAGGTATATTTTCCGAGAGAACTTATGGCAGAAATTACTGAATTCAATATTGGACAAGGTGAAACTTTTAAAGTATTAGCAACCGTAGAAAATGCTGATACGGGTGGGTATTTAGATATTACCAATTATTCATTTCAAGGTCAGGTCCGTGAAAATTTTAGCACTGATGAAGTGGCAGCTTCATTTACAATTACTAAATTAAATCCACAAACATCTGGAAGTTTTTATATAGAATTAACACCATCCGATACAAATACATTTACACAAAGAAAATACGTATACGACATTAAAATGACCAGTGGTTCAATTACTCGTCGTGTTCTCGAAGGATATTTTACTGTTCGTCCTGCATCTACGAGATAATAAATGGCAGATTTCAGTACTGGTATACCAAATATACGAGTCATTATACGAGAAGCCTCTGACGAAAATTTGACCGCACAAGTTCCAAATATTACGGTTAAACTTCAAGAAGGCGCTCAATATAATGTTAATATGGTTCCCAATACGGTATCCCCACTCCGTACTGGTTCATTTAATTCATATGCAGACCTTGCCGGAAATGCGTGGACCGCATCGTATGCTATTGTAGCACAAACATTACTTGGGTCCGTACAATCTGCGTCCTATGCAACTACCGCATCAAATGTTTTAGGTGGAACCCAAGATTATATTCCATTATGGGCGTCCGATACTACTCTTTCATCCAGTAGAATATTTCAAACACAATCTAGTATTTTAATTGGATCGACCACACAACATACACCAGAAGCTCCGGATACATTAGGTGTATTTGCTGACGCCAATAGTACATCATACAATTTAATATCTGCTCACGGAAATGTAGATAGTTATTTACAACTTAATCTTAAAAATTTTAACGCAGGTACATCCGCCTCTTCAGATATAGTTGCTACAGCCGATATAGGTACAGAAACGTCTGGTTATGTAGATATGGGTATCAACAGTAGTAATTATATCAATAACGGAAATGGTATTGGTAATGCTCTTGATGCATATCTGTATGTGCAAAACGCCGGTGACCTTCTCATCGGTAATAAATCTGCAGACAAACGTGTGGTTATTTTTACAGGTGAAGGTGATGCTATTAACAATGCACGTGTCTATGTAGATCCAAGTGGTAGTGTTGGTATTAATACCGCAGCATTTGATGCAATTGCACCAGAAGCATTAGTTGTACAAGCAATCAACAGTACAACGTATAACTTAATCAAAGCATATGCATCTGTAGATAATTATGTCCAATTAAATTTACAAAATACCAGTAATGGAACTACCGCATCATCAGACATTGTTGCTACGGCAGATAATGGTGACGAAACTATTAATTATGTTGACCTAGGTATAAATGGAAGTTCATACGGAGGAGTATTAGGGTCCGCAAATGATGCGTATCTATATTCCGCAGGTAATAATTTATATGTGGGTACTGTAAATCCAAGTAAAAATGTAATATTTTTTGTCGGTAATAATAATACATCACAAGGTACAAAATTAACACTACGTGACAATAATACTCACGATATAACTGGCTCTCTAGTTTTTGGTAACGGCGGTGTAACAGGTTCAGTATTTGGTACGGCAAGTTGGGCACTAAACGCAATAACCGCAAGTTATGCTGTTAACGCTGGAGCCGGAGCAGGATTCCCATTCAGTGGTTCCGCAATTATTACCGGATCACTTCTTGTATCACAAAGTGGAGTAGTAGTTAGTGGGTCACTAAACGTAACACAAGGAATAACTGGGTCATTGTTAGGTACAAGTAGTTGGGCAAATAATGCAATTTCTTCATCCTTTGCGGTATCTTCTTCAAGAACAGTTACATCATCATATGCAATAAATGCAGATTTATTGGATGGGTTGAACTCAACAGTATTTGCTACAACTGGGTCAAACACATTCTCAGGCAATCAGACAATTACAGGGTCACTACTGACCAACGCAGATACGATAATCTTTACAGGATCCATTTTCACCTCAGGATCAATGGTCGTAACTGGGTCTATAAACGTGTCGTCTGGTATAACTGGGTCATTGTTTGGTACTTCTTCATATGCATTGAGTGCAAGTTATGTAGATGGAGGACTATACTGATGCCACTATCAGTTATATCGTTAGGTGGTGTTGGTGGAATACGATTGGAAAATAGAGGAGGTATTGGTGGATTTTCTAGTATACTAACCACCGTTCCCGATAGTATCAGAACGTATATGGTTGCTTCGTTAGCTACATACGATGCTGCACCAAACAATACGTGGGTTAAAATTACAAAATCAGAATATGATAATTTGGCAGCAAATCTTCAATCGGTTACCAAGGTCGGTGCAAGTGATGCACAAGTAGACACCAGATTATCTGGTACTGGTGGTACAGCAGCTACACAATATAGTCCAGCATCAACTTATAATATTCCATCGGGACGATATGTCTTTGGAATGATATTGGAATCGTGGAATCAAAACGGTTCTGGAAGTGTTGGATATGCTACGGTGGTGACTGGAAGTATTGCAAATTATAATAATTATTTTGCATTAGGTGGTGACGGAAATATTTTAGTAGGGTCCATATTACCAGTACAACGTAATTACTTTGTAATTAAGAAACCAACGTTTGTAACAAGTCAAACAGTATATCCATTCGTCACAATGAGTGTCAGTCCAAACGGTGTAAATACAGCTGCGTGGTTGTGGGGTGGGTCGAGTTGGACGTTGTTTCCAGCCGCATCAAATGCAGCATCAAAATATCAGTTGTTAACCACTACGGTTAAACAGTGGTAAGTATAGTGTTCACAATATTTATAGTAGTATTTAATCTACAAGAGATTATATAATGCCAGATAAAATTTTATTGAAACGTAGTTTAACATCGGGTAGTATTCCAACCACGGCATCGTTGTCGGTGGGAGAACTTGCGGTCAACGTACCCGATGGAAAACTATTTTTAAGACAATCCGGTAGTGGAACTGATACCGTTCGTTCGTTGTTAACATTAGATGCCCCAATGTCGGGTAATCTATTATTGACTGGTTCTATTGTATCAACCCAAGGTATTACTGGATCATTATTTGGAACCAGCAGTTGGGCAAATAATTCAATTTCATCATCATTTGCAACAACAGCAAGTGCCGCAACATCAATTACGTTTACATCATTTTCTAACGCAAGTTATTACTTTCCACAAAATCTTCGTGTAGAAGGAACGTTAACAGCGCAACAATTTAATATAGAAGTCATATCGTCATCAATAATTTACGAGTCTGGGTCTACTAAATTCGGTGATAGTTTAGATGACACGCATCAATTTACTGGGTCCGTGCAAGTAAATGGTAGTATTACTGGTTCATTATTTGGTACCAGTAGTTGGTCGTTTAATTCAATTAGTTCATCATTTGCAACTACTGCAAGTGCGGCAACGAGTATTACATTCATTCCAAGTACCGCGTCATACGCAAATAATGCTGATTTATTGGATGGATTAAATTCTACTGTATTTGCCACTACGGGGTCAAACACGTTTGTCGGTAATCAAATTATTTCTGGTTCACTTACCATAGTAACTGGTAGTGGAATTGAATTACAAGTTACGAATACCGGTGTAACAATTGGTAATTCAACCGCAGATATACACAATATAACAGGGTCGGTACGTGCTACGGGGTCATTGGTTGTAACCACTGGTAGTATTGCTATAGGAACCACCACTAGTACCAGAGCGTTCCGTATACTTCGTAGTGGCAGTGGAGCCGAAATCAGTTTAAGTGGTGGCGGTAATAGTGAAGCAACAGAGTTTTACCTAGCCCAAGGTGATGCAGTAACGTCATATGTGTGGAATCGTGCAGTTGGCAGTTTACTAGTTGGTACCAGTAACACAGAACGTATTAGAATTACCGAAACGGGTAGAGTAGGTATTAATAACACCAATCCATCTGCACAACTACACGTATCCGCAAGTGGAACCGTTAATGATTTATTGATTGGTGATACCACGACACCAAAACTATTTGTTAGTGGGTCGGGTAACGTAGGAATTGGTACAACTACTGGAACAGAAAAATTACGTGTGGTGGGTACATTTGCAAGTGATGCAGTATGGACGACTACTGCAGCCGTAACAAATTGGGGAAGTTATCCTACCATATATGGTACATTAACATGGAATGCAGGATTAGCAAGAATACATGCTAGTGCTGGAAACCGACTTGACCTAGGAGCAAATGGTAGTAATGCACATATTACCATAACAGGTAGTGGTGACGTTGGTATAGGTATTACTTCATCATTTAGTAATAAACTTCACGTACAAGGTAACGTTTCTGCATCATCGTACACAAGTTCTATAAGTAATGCAGTTGGATTCTTAGGAACTGCAAGTTGGGCACAAAACGCAACGTCTGCAAGTGCAGCAACAAGTATTACGTTTATTCCCGCAACTGCATCACTCGCACTAGCAGTATCAGGAAGTGGTAGTAGAGTATTATATAATAGTGCAAATAATGTCACTACAACATCTGCAAACCTTATATTTGATGGAACCAATCTTACCGTTGGTGGTCAACTTAACGCAGCAACGAAAAGTTTCTTAATCAACCACAGAACAAAACCAGGCAAGAAGTTGGTGTACGGAGTCATTGAAGGACCAGAACATTCCGTATTTGTACGCGGCAGACTCACGGGTAATAATACAATTGTATTACCTAACGAATGGGACTGGTTAGTGGATTTAAATTCTATTACCGTACAATTAACTGCAATTGGCAAACCACAAAAACTCTTTGTCAAGAGTATTGATAGATTGTATATCACCGTGGAAAACGGAGGATTCTTCTCTGGTCCAATCGATTGCTATTACCTCATCCAAGCCACCCGTAAGGACGTTGAACCATTACACACGGTGGTGTAACATATGGCTACGCTATATAGTCCAAAAATAGTAACTGATGGATTGATAATAGCGTTGGACGCCGCTAATGTTAAATCATATTCTGGAAGTGGAACTACGTGGACAGATTTAAGTCAAAACGGGAGAAATGGTACGTTAGTAAACGGACCAACATTTGATAGTGCCAATGGTGGTAATATCGTGTTTGATGGAACCAATGATGTCGTCAGAGTAGTAAACCCAACCACAGTGATTACAGCAGATAGTCCGTTAACAGTATCAACGTGGGTAAAAGTGAACTCTTCGGGGCAAGCAATAGTAGATACAATCAATGATAGCACCACATGGGACGGGTGGGGATTATGGGCAAATGGTCCTTCAAATAGATTTCGTTGGTTATTACTTAAACAATACAGCATTCCCGGTCCTGCAATTGAATTATTTTTAAATAGTAATACAACTTGGAACGGTAGTTGGCAACACGTAACGGCGGTATATACAGGTACGCAAGGACTAATTTACATTAATGGAATATTAGATGCTTCGGCAAATTATTCCGGTGGGTATGATGTGGCTGCTGCTCAAGCAAATATAGGGATTGGTGCACGAACAACGGCTGCTGGTCCAACAAACTGTAATATAGCTCAAGTTCAAGTATATAATAGAGCACTTTCCGCAACAGAAGTTTTACAAAACTTTAATGCTACTCGTAATAGATTTGGGGTATAACATATGAATATTTACGAAAATCGTCAATTTATGATTTTTAATGTATCTGAATTACCACAGATAAACTTTACCGAAGTATTAGAAACATCAACAGAAACCGTTCGGGTGTCCGTTGATGGAACTAAAACATTTGTAAAGTGGAACGGTGACAGTATTCCGCCGTCAGTAGATAGTTTGACCACCAAAGAAGGACCATTCACTTACGAAGAAATGTTACAACTATTACAGACACCAGAATGGACCACTCCAATTACGGAAGTAGGGGTCTAAAAATGGCGTTTATTCATAGTCCAAAAACGGTGACTGATGGATTGGTGTTATGTCTCGATGCCGCAAATATTAAATCATATTCTGCCAGTAGTACAACATGGAAAGATTTAACTAATAATCAAACATCAATCACGTTACTTAATGGACCAACGTTTAGCTTTACTAATAATGGTGGTATAGTATTTGACGGAATAGACGATTATTCTAATCCCAGTATAAATCACAGTTATTTGAGTTCTAGTGCACTGGAAGTAATTTTTAATTCGGTGAGTCATGGGTCGGGTAAAAAAACTATTTTTGGTTATCGCCATAATAGTGGTTATTCTCAACCAACCATAGGAAGTATATACTTAGATGTAAATACATTAAGTACGTCTGTAATAACAACGACACAAACATATAGAACTGCAACATTTTCTACACCAATACAAACTAATACAACATACCATGTTGTAATGAATAAAGATACTACGAATGGTACTCTTCAACTGTTTGTTAATGGGACAGCAGGAACGGTCCAAACATTTGACTCTGCGTCTTATGCACAATGGGATACTATCGGTAATTTTATAGGTGCTAATATATTAGACATAGCAAAAAGTACCAATACTAGCGCAGGTCAAGGATGGGCCGCAGATTACTTTAACGGAACAATTTTTAAATTAGCGGTATATAATCGTATTTTGACACGGAATGAAGTTCTTCAAAATTTCAACGCCACCCGTGGGAGATATGGAATATGAGTGTGAGTGGTGGGCCAGATATTGTACAAACTGGATTATTATTAGCATTAGATGCAGCAAATATTAAATCGTACTCTGCCAGTAGTACAACATGGATTGATATAAGTGGAAACGGAAACAATGGAACACTGACCAATGGTCCAACATTTGGCAGTAGCAGTTTGGGAAATATTGTATTTGATGGAACGGACGATTTGGTGTCTGTACCAAATACGAATTTAAGATTTTCTGGTAGTGTAAATTCATATAGTATTGAATGTACGTTTCGAGTACCAACCACCCCATTACGTAGTATCCCAGCAGCACTATTTGATATATTCAGATATGGGGTATATTATGAATATTCTTCAAATTTCGCACGATTAACGTATGTAGATAAAATTTACGATGATACAAGCAATTATTCAGCTAGACTTGTGTATGGGGCGGCATTAAACCCAAAAGGAAGTTGGAATCATATAATATACACCTATACACCCGTTGGTCCAGACTCGGCGTCTATAACCTATCTGACAAACGGAGTATACAACTCAAGTAGTGTTCTCAGAATGTCAAATACGTACACCGTCAGTACGGGATACATAGGAAACTCACAGCATTCAGGATTATACTACTATTCACTTGAAGGAAATATAGCAAATTTAAAGATATATAATAGAGCGTTGACTCAAGACGAAATGCTCCAAAATTTCAACGCCCAAAGGTCACGTTTCGGTGTCTAATACAGACTTTTTGATACTTATACTAGATGGTGCATTTTAACTCGGTAAGGTATGCCTAATAATATTCTTATAACTCCTGGTAGTGCCAGTATACAGTTTAGTGGTTCTGCGGCAAACACAATTCGTTTGCAGGTAGAACAGTCAGGTAGTGTTGCGTTCTACGGGAACTCTGGGTCACTTTTTAGTATCGTAGATAGTTTATCTGGGTCACTAATGAGTGTAAACGACATTTCAGGACTCCCCATCCTTGAAGTGTTCAGTGATGACCGTGTGGTGATGGGTACGTTTAACCGTAATACATTGGTTGTTACAGGAAGTAGAGTAGGTATTGATAAAGCAGACCCGACCGCAGATTTGGACATCAGCGGTAGTGTATTAATTACCGGTTCCTTACGTATGTCGGGTGGTGGAATTACGGGGTCGTTATTCGGTACCGCAAGTTGGGCAAACAACGCGGTAACCGCTTCATACGCACTGACTGCTGCCGGAGGTGGAGTTGGTTCCTCGGGAACGTCGGGAATTAACGGGTCATCAGGTACAGCCGGTAGTAGTGGAACTTCTGGCCAAACTGGTAGTTCTGGGACAAGTGGTAATACAGGCAGTTCAGGAACTTCTGGCCAAACGGGAAGTAGTGGTACTTCTGGTAATACGGGGTCTTCTGGTACATCTGGAAATTCCGGTTCTTCCGGTACATCAGGTCAAACAGGATCGTCGGGCACTTCTGGAAATACAGGTTCATCTGGAACAAGTGGAAATACCGGTTCTTCTGGTACGTCTGGACAAAGTGGTAGTTCTGGTACGTCTGGACAAAGTGGTAGTTCTGGTACGTCTGGACAAAGTGGTAGTTCTGGTACGTCTGGACAAAGTGGTAGTTCTGGTACGTCAGGTCAAACTGGCAGTAGTGGAACATCAGGTAACTCTGGTTCCTCAGGTACATCGGGGCAAACAGGGAGTTCAGGAACAAGTGGGGCAAATGGAAGTAGTGGTACAAGTGGACAAACTGGGTCGTCGGGAACATCTGGTACAAGTGCCTCGGTTACTATTAATAATAACATAGACAATTATGTAGTAACGGCTACCGGAACAACCAATACATTAAATGGTGAAGCAAATCTCACATTTAATGGTTCAGTATTAGGAGTTACCGGAGCAGTAAGCGCAAGTGCAGTTACCGCATCAAGTGGAATTGTAGTATTTGGTCCATTACAAATTGTGTCATCAAGTGGCGTATCAACCTATCAACCAAATTCCGCCTATTGGTACACTAGTGGGTCTGGAGTTGACTTGTGGTATAGACATAAAGCTAACTCACAAGTCAAGATGGATTGGTTTGAAGGGGTATTGGAAACTGGTCTAATTTATGGGGGTATCCGTGGGTTCAGTGGGTCACAAGCTTATATCAATGCTGGTGAAGGTATCATCGTTAACCACGGTGCAACTACATCTTCTGTCACCTCGCCAACTGTCACCTATGTCCAATGGCCAACATTAACCGCAAGTATTGATGTCACCAATGGATTCGTTACTTACCTAGCCATCAGTAATACGGGTACTATCGTATCACAATCCACAAAGTTTACACCAACACAGTATCACGACCAACTTCCACTCGGTGCAGTTGGACACTTTAATCAACAAGCAATTGCGGCAAAGGGTGACCAGGTAAATACCCAACATAGTCCAATCGCACAACTTGCAGATTTCAGTAGAACATTCGGTCCAATCAAAGTCAGTGGTTATGGAATCACACCACAATCATCGTCATTAAAGTTCAGTCGTGCAGCTGGTGACGCATTTATTTATGGTGGATTCTATACCGTCAACCCAGAAACGCCATCCAACTATCAATCCACAGCAGTTAATACGGGAAGTATTGCATATGTGTATAGAACTGGTTCTGTACAAGGGTATGCAATCGACGCAAATAATAACAATTTTTATACGGATGTAAAACCTGGATTTTACGATGTAGGTGGCGTTACTGGTACCGCATCACTCGCGTCAAATGAATGGTCTATCCAACGCGTGTTTATTGAACCAGTAACAGGAATTCATTACATCTATTACGGTCAATCCAAGTATACATCATTAGCAAACGCTATATCAAATATCTTAACAGACTCATTTGCTGAAGGTCCGGCAACATCTCTTTTCACGGTATTCATCGGATACTTGATTATGAAGGGGGACACAACTAATCTCGCGGATACGGGAAGTAACTCTGTGTTGTCCGCAGGATTGTTCCGTAATACGTCGGCGGGTAGTGTCGGTGGTGGAGCAGCAGCACAACTCTTGAATGACTTAAGTGACGTTGTGATTACATCACCAACAAATGGTCAATCATTAATTTATAATTCTGGAAACTGGATTAACGGTATTGCAAGTTCCGCTTCATTTGCATCCACCGCATCGTTTGTAAATATATTAAATCAAAACGTTTCTGCATCAGGTAATATTGCAGCAGGAATAAATCTTGTATCAAATTATTCTGTCGCAGACGAAGGCGGTGAAATCAATTTAGCACGACCACAAACTAACAGTAGTATTAGTGGTAGTATTGTTATTGACGTAAATGCAAACAGAGTTCGTATCTTTGAAGCTGCTTCACCAAATCGTGGTGGATATTGGGATATTACTGCACTAGCATCTGGTGTAGGAACAAACTTTTTAACAGCCGGTAGTAGTGGAACGAGTGGACAAGCTGGTTCATCTGGAACCTCGGGTAATTCTGGTAGTAGTGGTACTTCAGGTCAAAGTGGTTCTTCCGGTACTGCTGGTTCGAGTGGCACAGCAGGAAGCTCGGGTACTTCAGGCCAAACGGGTTCTTCGGGAACATCTGGTAATACCGGAAGCAGCGGAACTTCGGGCCAAACAGGTAGCAGTGGAACTTCTGGAGTAACTGGTAGTTCGGGCACAAGCGGTAATACAGGATCAAGTGGTACTTCTGGAAATTCCGGCTCGTCTGGTACCAGTGGAGTTAATGGTAGTAGTGGAACATCGGGTAATACTGGCTCATCTGGAACTTCTGGAAACACAGGTAGTAGTGGAACCTCTGGTAACACAGGTTCCTCAGGAACCTCAGGCAATACCGGTTCTTCTGGTACCTCCGGAAATACAGGTAGCAGTGGAACGTCAGGCCAAACAGGTTCCTCCGGTACCTCAGGCAACACCGGTTCCTCTGGCACCTCCGGAAACACTGGTTCCTCTGGTACATCCGGCCAAACAGGTTCTTCTGGTACCTCCGGAAACACTGGTTCTTCGGGTACATCCGGCCAAACAGGTTCTTCTGGAACTTCTGGAAATACCGGAAGTAGTGGAACCTCAGGAAATACCGGTTCTTCCGGTACATCCGGCCAAACAGGTTCTTCAGGAACATCGGGTAATACTGGAAGTAGTGGAACCTCAGGAAATACCGGTTCTTCCGGTACCTCTGGAAATACAGGTAGCAGTGGAACGTCAGGCCAAACAGGTTCTTCAGGAACATCGGGTAATACTGGCTCATCTGGAACTTCTGGAAATACCGGAAGTAGTGGAACCTCGGGTAATACAGGATCGTCCGGTACATCGGGGAATACGGGATCATCTGGAACATCTGGTAATACCGGAAGTAGCGGAACTTCTGGTACAAGTGGTAGTTCTGGTACATCGGGTACCAGTGGAACGCTAACCCTTACAGGCACTACTGATAATGGTGTTATTACATTAAATGGTACCGCACCAAATGCAACGGTAGAAAATAATTTAACGTTTGACGGAACTTTACTTAATGTAACTGGTAGAGTTTCTGCATCAGGTGGATATACGGGCTCATTGTTTGGAACCGCATCATTTGCAACATCAGCAAGTTGGGCACCTGGTGGTAGTGGTCAGTCATTCCCATTCAACGGTGACGCAGTTATTACAGGGTCGTTATTTGTATCTGGTAGTAGTACTCGTTCAGGTATTACTGGGTCAAATATACTCGCATTAAGTAGATTTTTAGCAACACCAACAGCAGTTAGCCCCGGAAGTCCAATTTATACATTTACGGGTATAGATGGTAACAACGTCAGTGGTTCCGAATTTGGTATGTGGTTATCTACCGGAAGTACTAATTCTGCATTAGCAATAGGGTACAGAGGATTAGATACCGCAAAACCAGCGTACCTAAATATGTTCTATAATGATTTAGCTGCACTAGGAAGAATAACAATTGAAGCAGATGAAATTTATCCGGCAACCGATAATGTAACATCACTAGGTGCATTAAACCAGAATTTCTCACAAGCGTATATTACGGATGTCAGAACAGGCAACATTAACACTACGTTTGGAGGTGGTGGTAATCTTAGTATCACTGGGTCGGTAACAATAGATGCCTCCATCCTGGCCGCTCAAGACATTATATTCGGTACTAGTGATGTCAACAATTTCGTAGAAATCAATATTCAAAATGTCAATGCTGGAGCTACGGCAAGTAGTGACTTGGTGGCAACCAGTAATATCGGTGGTAATGTCGGTGGATATATTGATGTGGGTATCAATAGTAGTACCTATACATTAGCAGGAAATGTTGGTGGAGCAAACGACGGATATCTCTATATGACTTCAAGTAATGGAGAACTGTACGTTGGTAATGCAACACCGGGGGCCAATGGAAACATTAGATTCTTTGGCGGTGGATTAGATGGTGATGTAAATACCCACATGTTTATCAGTAGTAGTGGTAAAATTGGTATTAATACAACTGGATCACTAGGGGCAGATTTACAAGTATTCGGAAACATTTCAGCATCTTCCTATACTAGTTCCGTCGCTGGTTCCGTAGGATTTTTTGGAACGAGTAGTTGGGCACCGACATCAAGTGTAGCATTAACTGTTCCTGTTGGTACCATATTAACAGCATCTATTGGGTCTGGGTCACTCTTTAATATTTTAGAAATGAGTATGGCAGTATCAGGAACTATTAGAGCAGTTGGTGGTACAACGGTTACATTAAACTTAAATAATAATAATTTCTTTGCGGTATCTGCATCGGGTACGGGAACCGTTACATGGGCAATAACAAATCCTCCTGCTACGGCACGTGCACAGTCATTTATAATAGAATATATTAATGGTGGCGTGGTTACGAACTCCTGGTTTACAAACACAAGATGGCCGGCCGGTACTGCACCAACATTAACTACGGGCGTAAATCCTGATTTATTAGGATTCGTTACCGACGATGCCGGAAACAACTGGCGTGCAGTTCTCTTACAACGTAATAGTTCATAAGTTATGACAAATGCA